CCCAACTACTGGAAATCAAATGAAGAATATAGGTTTCGTTGAAAAAGAAGACAACGAAAAAATGGATATAGTCAAATTCTTAGTAGATAGTGCTAAAGGCATTGATGCTAAGATAACAAAGGAGGATAATCCTATGGCAAGAAAAACAAAGACTGAAGAAGTCGAAGTTGCAAAGTCAGAAGAGATCGCTCCAGAGGCAGATGCAGTAGTTGAAACTCCTGTTGCCGAAGTTACTGAAAAGTCTGAAGAGACTGCAGTAGCCGAAGAAACTGTTGAAAAGTCTGAAGAGACACCAGCAACAGAAGAGGTTGCTAAGGCTGATGAATCAGTCGAAGAGCCAGCAGCAGAGGTTGCTACAGAAGTATCTAAATCAGATGAAGTAATTGTTGAATCAATTGCAGAAATCAAGAATACACTTACATCAGCCTTTAGCGATTTAGTTGAAACTGTAAAGTCTTTGCAGGCAGAGGTAGAAATGCTTAAGTCTACAAAGGTTGATACAGATGCAGTAAAGAGTTCACTGGAAGCAGTCGCCAAAGACATTGCTGCAACAGTTGAGCAAGTTGACAAGTTTGGAAAGCGTGTTGACGCAGTAGAAGCAGATACAGCATTCCGAAAGTCTGGCGATCTAGGCGAGATCGTACAGGAACAACCAGCAATGGTTGAAAAATCCCTATGGGGCGGACGTTTCCTCAAAACAGCCGACTTATTTAATTAAGTAATAAGCGGAATCCTACGCCCTGAACAGGCACGTCGTTTTATTGACTACGTTTGGGATGCTACCGTTCTCGCCCAAGATGGTCGTCGTGTGACGATGAGAGCAAACACCATGGAACTTGAGAAGATCAATGTTGGTGAACGTGTTATCCGTGCAGCCTCACAGGCAATCGGTGACTACACAAACACTGGCGCTCAGTTCTCTAAGGTAGAACTTACAACCAAGAAGATTCGTCTTGATTGGGAAGTTTCTGCTGAAGCACTAGAAGACAATGTCGAGGGGGCTGCATTAGAAGATCATCTCGTTCGCTTGATGACAAATGCATTCGCTAATGACATTGAAGATCTTGCTATCAATGGTGATGGTACAACAGCACCATTCCTTTCAATTATGCCTGGCTTCATCAAGAAGCACCAGACAAATGGAGACTCACATGAGGCAGCAATCACTGTTGCTGACAATGCCTGGACTCCAGAAAAAATGCAAGAGATTATCCTTGCCATGCCACGTAAGTACCGTGCACTTAAGAACAATCTTAAGTTCTATGCAGGTACAGATGCATTCGCAGGTATCGTTAAGAATAATGGTACATTGTCTGATGCAATCGCTGAGGCACTTGGTAAGAATGGTAATACCTATGCAAATACACAGGCATACCTTGATGGCCAAGGCCAAACTTTCGGTGGCGCACGTACAACTCGTGTCCTCGGAATTGATGTCCAAGAAGTTCCTTACTACCCAGATGGCTATGTCGATTTGACATTCCCACAAAACCGTGTATGGGGCTTCCAGCGTGATATCGTCGTTAACCGTGAATATGTTGCTAAGAAGGACACAATTGAATATACTGTGTTCGTTCGCTTCGGTATTCAATGGGAAGAAGAAGACGCTATTGCATGGGCAGACGCTACAGCAGATTAATCTGTAAATAGCACCTTTTGAGAGGGGGTAGGGGCGAAATCTCCTCCCCCTCTTATCTTTAGTATTCTGTTATAATAGTTCACATAGGAGGTTAAATAATGGAAGAAAATAATTTAAATAATGAAGTAAGTGAAGTAGCAGTAGAAAGTTCTGTTGCTCCAGAAACTTCAGTTGAGTCACCAGTCATTGCAGAACCAGTTGTTGAGGCCCCTATGCCAGAGACTAAGGTTGAAGAAGTTGCAGCCGAAAATAGTATTCAGGCATCAGTAACTGAGGCACCAGAGGCTGTAGATGCAATTACTACATCAGACTTTAGCAGACCAAGTTCTGATACAGTTCAAGGTATTGGATCTGTTGCTAATGGCGTAATTGGTGTTGCTGATAAGCCAAGACCAGTTAAGAAGGCTGCTCCTGCTGCAAAGGCAGCAAAAGAAGAAACAGTTGCCATTCATTCAACAAAGAATGTTAGTTGGTCTGGTGTAGGCAAAGTATATCGTGGATACAATATTGTATCAAAGTCTGCTGCTGAAAAGTGGTTGACAAGAAATCACGTTCGCATGGCCACCCCAGAAGAAGTAGCCAAGGAGTTTGGTCGCTAAATGCAAATTTTGAGAGTTCCGCCATATGAGTTAACAGTTACACTAGATGTTTCTAGTGCTTTAACTGAGTATGAGTACACTATAACTGATATGGCGGACTCCTCAGAAGTTTCTGGAGAAGTAACATCCAATGCATCTAAAAAGGTTATAATTTCGTTATCATCTAAATACGACACCCAGTATAAAGTCACGGTAGATGGAGAAGACACATATGTAGATGTAGTACGTCCATATGTAGACCCAAATGAACATGGCACTACCGCTAGTGAGATTGCGACATACGCAGCAAATGAAGAGTTAGCCAGAGCAATCATTGATTCTGTTTGTGATGTAGACTTTTATTATAAAAAGAGAGTTATAGAAACAACAGGCTTAGGCGTAGACTACCTACCAATTTGGTTAGATGCAAAAGAGGTAGTTAAGGTTTATGAGAATAACGTATTATTATATGACGTTGCTGATTTAGAAAATTCTGTAACTGCTTTTGAGATTATTGCTGACGGATCTGCTGTTACCATGAAATATAGTGATGCTATAAACAGAGATGAATCTGCACGTATTTTGTTACCTGCATCTCCGACAGATATTGCTGAATTAGATTATTCATCTAGAGGGTTTCCTAAAGGATGGGATTATAGAATAACATTTGAAGTTGGCTATCATAAGGTTCCATCAGATATTAAAAAAGCAACTGAATTGTTGATACATGATATTGAATGCGGTAAATTAGACTATTACAAGAGATATATTGGTGCATATAATACTGATCAATTTAGAATTCAGTTTGATAAAGCGGTATTTGCTGGAACTGGAAATTTAATTGTAGACAAGATACTTGATAAGTATAGCAAGCCGATTGAGTTTGTTGGAGTACTATAATGGTAATATGCGAAACTCCAGACTTCGCATTCCCAATGCAAGCAGATATATATCATCCTATAGTTGAACAAGGCGCTTACGGAAATATTAAAAAAACTTGGATATTGGACAGAACTATTGCATGTTCGTTTAATGCAGCAGGCACAGCATTTAAGGAAGAAGTACTTCCAAATATAAATATCACTCAAGATAAAATACTTCTTGGACGTGCAAAAACAGATATTCGTATTTCAAGTTTAGAGGCTAAAAATTCTATAACAAATGTTATTATTACTAATATTCGTGATAAAAATTGTAATGAAATTTACTTAGAGACTTCTGGCCCACGTGCAGGCAAATCTACAATATTTGAAATTGCCACACAAGACCCATTTACTGGTCCATTTGGAAATATTGAATATTATAAGTTAATTATTCGTAGATCAGAGAATCAGGCGGTAGATGTTTGATGAGAGTAGTTGTGGATTCTAAAAGGTTTAAAATGGAAATGAATAAGATAATGGATTACTCTTTTGGATTTCTTGACGGTGTACAGAGAGGGAAAAAGGCTTTATACCTATCTCTTGGGCCAAAGATTGCAGAGTTAGCGTCTCAGTTTATTGACGCAAATGCTAGGATGTCGCCAGATTTACTGCATCATATATATGAGTGGGAGCAAACTGGAAGTCCAAAATCAAGGCTTTTTGATGTAGATTATACGATTAGTAATATTGGGATTACTTTTAAAACAACGCTTAAGCAGTCACAATCAATTAAAAAAGGATCCAGTGTTCCTTTTTACAATAAAGCATCAATTATGGAAAATGGCATAGCCGTAACAATAAAACCTAAAAAAGCAAAAGCATTAAAATTTGAGATAGACGGTCAAGAAATTTATACTTCAAGAGAAGTTCGTGTTGAAAATCCAGGTGGAAACACACAGGGACAATTTGAAAATGCAATAAATAACTTCTTTAATGTATATTTTAGACAATCATTTTTACGAGCAAGTGGACTACAAAATTACTTAAATTATCCAAAAGTTTACAGTAAAAATCTAAATGCTGGAAAGCGTGGCGGTAGATCTGTAGGAATTAAGACAGGATATCGCTGGGTAGCAAATGCAGGAGTTGCACTATGACAATATCTTATCCTCCAATTTTTATAAATGAATATTTAAAAGAAAAATTACCAATGACAGGCAGAGAGGCAATGCCATTTTTCCCCACGATGCCTACGGACATACATTCTTTGACAGAATCATTCCCAGACGGAATGTTTGCAGTTTTTGATAGAATGTTTAAAATGCGTAGGGGACCCTTTCCACATATTAAGTGTGAACAATTGCTATATTATTTTTATAAGGTAGATGGAGACCCAGAATTATTAATTGAACATACTCAAAGAGTTCAGGACCTTCTAGATCGAGGAGATGAATCAGCACAAGAACTTAATTCTTGGATAAAGGGAAAACTATCCACGAATAAGTTATTTGAAATTGATAATAAACAATTTTTACCTATATATTTTCATGATATTAAAATATATCAATTGGAAGAAACAAGAGATATAATTGATTTTGGTACAGCCAGGACCTATGCTGGAAACAAATTAATTATAGATTTTGATTACCATACCATGGGCCATAAAAATCCTGATACGGGATTTCTTGACCCATTAAAATATAATGGAACAATAATTTCATAAAAGGCCTGTATAATTATAGCGAGGAAACACGCCTTTTATTTCTATAGAAAAAAAGAGGTGAATTAAATGGCATATACACGTGGAGATAGTACCCAAATCATCGTAGGTGCAGCAGCACTTTTTACGTATGAGGCAGGTCCACTACCAGAAGCAGGTGCTCTACCAGGGTACACTGCAGGAACTTCTTACAAGGAAACACTTTCCACAGAAGAAGGCTTCCGTAACGTTGGTTATACAATGAACGGTCTTGAACTTCAGTTCCAACCAGACTTCGGCGAAGTACAGGTTGATCAGGTTCTTGACGTTGCCAAGTTGTTCAAGCAAGGTATGCAGGTTAACCTAAATACCACATTTGCTGAAGCAACATTGGAAAATCTTTTGTTCGCACTTGCAAGCAAGGATTCAAATCTCACAACGGTATCTGGTAATCCAACACTCAATCTTTCAGCAGGCGATATTGGCGAATGTCCAGTAGAGCGTGGTTTGGTTGCAGTTGGTCCAGGAACTGGCGATTGTGCTGACTCAGATTCGATTGAAAGAATCTACGTCGCATATCGTGCACTCTCAATTGAGAGCGTAACAGTGGGTGCAAAGCGTGATGAGGCTACAATGTTTGAAGTTTCATTCCGTTTGCTACCAAATGATAACGCATCCTACGGTAAAATCGTAGATCGTTCTCTATAATACAATTTAATAGCAGATAGCCCAGTCTTAATTGGCTGGGCTTTTCTGTTTGGTATAATGGTTTTATGCCTACTCAGATTTATGATAATACTATTGTTACCTTGATGGATGGTAGAGAGTTATATATTACACCGTTAAAAATAAAATATCTTAAGTTATTTATGCAAGAATTTCAAAATGTTAAGGCTGCAAAAAATGATAGCGAAGCAATAGATGCTTTATGTTCTTGCACTACAATTATGATGAGACAGTATTGCCCAGAAATAAAAACACAAGAAGAATTAGAAGATAATATAGACATGCCAACAATATATAAAATATTAGAATACTCTGCTGGAATAAAAATAAATGATAAATCTGAAGAACCTGTAAAAGAGCAGGCGGAAAAGGGTGGGTCTTCTTGGGATGAGTTGGATTTAGCAGAATTAGAGTCAGAAGTATTTTTACTTGGAATTTGGAAAGATTACGATGAATTAGAATCTTCTATGTCTATGCCAGAATTAACAGCAACATTAAAAATAAAAAGAGATTTAGATTATCAAAATAAAAAGTTTTTGGCAGCAATGCAGGGTGTAGATTTAGATAAAGCAAGTGGCAAACAGGATGCATGGCAAGAAATGAAAGCAAGAGTGTTTAGTCAGGGCAAGGCAGCAAATGCGAAAGATGTATTAGCCCTACAAGGCGTAAATGCACAAAAAGCAGGGTTTGGAATAGGTATGGGTCTTGAGTATGAAGATCTAACCCAAAATAAATAGCCGTCTATGGTATAATTATTTCACTAACCTTAAGGAGGAATAATGGCCGAAAAGCCTTCCAATAAAAAAACAGTAACGCTGGTAGATGGAACAGAAATAGCAATCAGACCTTTGAAGTTGTCTTTGCTTAGACCATTTATGGTAAAGTTTGCTGATCTTGCATCAGTAAGCGATGATAACGATAAGTCAATGGATATTCTGCTTGAATGCGTACAAATTGCAATGAAGCAATATAAGCCAGAACTTGCAGAGGACAAAGAGCAGTTAGAAGAACTTCTTGATCTTCCAACTGTATATGAAATAGTAGATGCAGCATCTGGCATCCAAAACGCAGATGCAGGAGCAATGCTTAGTTCGCTAGGTAAATAAAAAATAAAAGAGGTGTCTTGAGAGTTGGCAGATGTAAATTCTAACATTAATATCAACTTTAATACTGCCGACGCATTAGCACAGTTACGTAGGTTGCAGGCAGGCCTCAGCAGGTTTCATCAATCACTTGCTGAGGGCAACCTCGCTGCTGCTAACGCACAAAAAGGTCTCAACGCTCAACTAGTTCAAGCAATAGGTGCCACTGGTAAATTTGCAGTAAGTCAAGCAAAAGTTGCCTCAAGCACCATGGCGTTTACAACCGCCTTAGAAAAAAATAAGTTTTCTTTACGTGAATATTATAGATACAGCATGGCTGCAGCAACAGCCAATACAAGAGTTCTAGGCAAGGCTTTTGCTCAAGAACGTGAAATTATAAATCGTGCTCGTAGAGACAGAGTAAAGGCATTACAGGCGCAGTACATACAAATGTCTAAAGCCCAAGGTGGGTTTATTGACGCAATGCGTGTTATGCCAAGAACATTGATGATGGCAAATGGAAGATTTACAGAACTTGGAACAAGAATACAGTATGCAGCACAAAGACAGCAGTTCTTAAATCAGTTATTAAAACAGGGTTCTACTCAACTTTTAAATTTTGGTAAGAATACTCAGTGGGCTGGACGTCAGTTAATGGTCGGTCTCACTATACCACTTATGATGTTAGGTGGATATGCTTCTAAAGCATTTAGAGAATTAGAGCAGGCTACATTAAAGTTTAGACGTGTTTATGGTGATGCCTTTACAAATGATACTGAGGTTGAGGCTGCAGTACAAAATATAAGGAAACTTGCAGACGAATTTACTAAATATGGGGTTGCAGTAAAAGATACCGTAGAGATGGCTGCCACCGCAGCAGCAGCAGGTTTTTCTGGCAGAGCATTAGAGGAACAAGTTAAGACTGCAACAAAATTAGCCGTGCTTGGTCAGGTAGAACAGCAACAGGCTCTTGAAACAACCATATCATTGCAAAATGCTTTTGGTCTTTCAACTGAAGAACTTGCAGAAAAAATTAACTTCTTGAACGCAGTAGAAAACCAAACTGTTGTTTCTATCGAAGATTTAACTATTGCTATTCCAAAGGCTGCTCCTGTAGTTAAGCAACTAGGTGGATCTGTAGAAGATTTAGCATTTTTCCTTACAGCAATGAAGGAAGGTGGTATCAATGCCTCAGAAGGTGCAAACGCTTTAAAGTCTGGTCTCGCATCATTAATTAACCCAACTAAAAAAGCAAGCGCAATGCTCAAAGATATGGGTATTAATATTACAGGAATTGTTGAGGCTAACAAGGGTGATATCAAAGCAACAGTGGTTGGTTTTGCAAGAGCACTAGACACCTTAGATCCATTAAACCGTGCTCGTGCAATCGAACAATTATTTGGTAAATTCCAGTTTGCTCGTTTATCTACACTATTCCAAAACGTAACTAAAGAGGGTACTCAGGCAGCAAGAGCATTTGATTTAGCAGGAGCATCCGTAGAAGAGTTGGCAATTCTATCTGAGCGAGAAATGAAGAAGGTAGAGGAGTCAGTAGGCGTTAAATTCCAGGCTGCTGTAGAGCAATTTAAACAAGACATTATGCCATTAGGAAAGGCATTTCTTGAAGCAGTTACTCCAATTGTTAAATTTTTTGGCAGTCTGTTTGAAAAATTCAATAAGTTAAGTGACAACACAAAGAAAGTAATAGCGATCATTGTTGGTGTTGTTGCTGGTTTAGGCCCAATAGTTCTCATGACTTTTGGTTTGCTGGCAAACGGTTTGGCAAATTTAATTAAATTATTTGCGACAATTCGTGGAGGCATAGCCAAGTTAAATGGTCAGACAAATATCTTGGGTGCTGGTTTTAATTATGTTACACAGGAACAACTTGAGCAACAAGCAGCAAGCCAGGCATTGCATAATACGCATACAAGATTAGTTGAAATATTTAATGTTGAAAAGTCTGCTGCTTTACAGTTAGCAGCAGCATATAGCAGTTTAAGTTCTCAGATGCGAAATATGGCTGCACAAAATCCAGCCCTTTTTGCTGGAGGTATGCGTGGTGCTGCAGGAGCAGTTTCCAAACTTCCAAAGTCTCCAAAGGGATACGAAGACGGAATTATTAGTGTTCCAGGTCCAAAAGGCGCTGGAGATGTTGTTCCTGCAATGCTGTCACCAGAAGAAGCAGTTATTCCATCCGATAGAGCAAAGAAATATCGTGGACTAATTACTGCTATATTCCAAGATAAAGTTCCAGGATTTATGGCTGGAAGGCTTCCGTGGGGAAATGCACATCCAATAAAGCAATCTGGGGCTATAAATATTGGAATGCCAAAAAGTTTTAAAGATGTAACTCAATCAAGACAGATTGCAGATCAAATAGATAAAACGGTCAAGTCTGGCAAATTTGGTTCCATGCCACCAACAGACTTTGGAACATTAATCCAGCCATTCTCTGGTAGAAGTTTCCCGATCCGTGGAGTTGGCGGGGTATATAGAAAGCCTAACGGAGAACTAGTAGTAGTAAAGCCTACAATGGATGAAAAGACTGCTTTAGCAGAATTAAGGGCTACCCAAATAGCAAGAGAGGCACATGGATTAATTGCTCCAAAACAGTCAATAAAAACTATGATTGACCCAACAGATGCAACAGGAAAAAGAAAAATAATTGTTTTAGAATCTCCTTACGACCCAAGAATTGCTGAAGCAACTGGCAAATTTACTAAAAAGGATATGATTTCTCAATTAGTTGCATCTACATTAAGAGCAGACAAAGACTTATCTCAGTCAAACGTGTCTGGCAAAGTGTTGGCAGATGTTGGTACTGCTGGTGTATTTGATAGAGCATCTGGATTTAGAGATTTTGCCAAAGCCCTACCATCTATGGAAGAGCAGGCAATGATTAATCTCCTTGGCGTAAAAGGTGGGGCAAAGAAGTTTTTTGCACAACAGACATCTGGCATAGCAGCAAAAATGAGTCCTAAACAGTATAATGAAGAAATTATTAAGGAAATTGATAGAGTCCTTCCTAGACTAAAAAATACTATTGCAAAATTTGATTTAAATCCAGCAGAACAAATAGTTTATCAAAATATGATAAAGAGGCTAGAGGATGGACGAAAGGTAGATTGGTCAAAACTACACTCAATTCATTCTAAGGCTGGAGAGTCAATTAAAAAACTTGAGGTCGGTCAAAATAAAAAAACATATCAAGATGTTATAGATGCTCAAACTAAAAAGTTTGCCTTGGGCAATTTTGAAGAATTAAAGTCAGATCCAACTTCTAAAAATCAAATAGATACAATTGTAAAAAGATTGGCAAAAGACTCAGTCGATGAATTAGAAAAATTAAAAACTTCTAATCCTAAACAGTATGACTTAATCACAGACTTATTACGTAAAAAGAAAATAAATAATGTTACACAGCATGATTTGCTCAAATTTGTTAAAGATGAAATGGTATATAAAGATGGATTATATTATGATAAAAAGTCTATTGAGGCAGGAACTACTCCAGCATCTGCAGGAAAGACATACGAGCAAGTCAGGAAAAATGTTTTATACAGACTTGGGCTTTTAGAAAAAGATGGTCAATTCTCTAATATTAAAAAAATGACTGTATCAAAACTTAGATTTGATATGAGTCCTACTGATAAAAAGAGTGGTGGATGGAAACAGTCTATACCAAAAGATTCTTTATTGTATAAAGTTTTAAGTGCAGAAGAAAAAAGATTTAAAGAAGAAAATGCTGCACAAGGGAAAAAGACTGACCCACTAAGATCCGTTAAAGAAACAATGAAGGCTCTTGGATACACAGATAAAGAGATTGCCTATCAGTTAAGACCAGAACTTTCTCATATATCAAAAACTGGTGAATCTGGAAGAGGTGCAGAAAAATGGCTTAAGGGTACTGCATTATTTGATGCCAGGTTATTAAATAACTACATGAATACTGAAAAACGAGCCACAAATATTTTAGATTGGAACGACCAAAATAAGAATCCGTTAGGATTAACAAGAGATCAAATTAAAACATTCAGAAGTGCTGCAGACTTTATGTCAACTCAAACTCATCCAACAACAGAAGCACAGGTTAGGCTTGTTCGTTCTGCAACACAACTTGATATGATTGCTGAAGATTATTTAAATAAGCAACCAAGAAAGCCAAAGAAGTTCCCAGACCTAGGACAGGTTAGACAGTCAAGAGCATTGGCACAATTAATTGATGATAGGCTTGGAACTAGATATTATGATAAATGGATACCTAAGTTTAATTTGCCAAGTGGTCCCGCAAAGTCTCAAAATGTTTTGGTTAATCCAAATAAAGAATATATGGTTGATACAAAAACTGGAGCAATTACTAAATTAAATATTTCAAACACAGGAAGTAGGCCTCTAGGCGCTGTTGCTGATACAGGTAATACAAATGATAGAAGAGTAGTTACAGAAACTGCTACAAGAAGAGTTGCTACTGCAGGACAGGCCCGTGCATTTGCAGGAAGAACTCCTTTTGTCATGCCTGGCAGGGAAGGTGGAGATCCTAGACTTAGTAAAAATGCTCAAGGTCGTGTACAGAAGGCTGTTCAGGATCAACAAAGACTGTTGAGATCTCAAAATAAATTTACAGAGCAACAAATTAGAGATGCTCTAAAAAGATTTAGACAAGTAAAAATACAAGAAGAATTGGCTGCTGCTAATGCACGAAAGAAGGCTCAATTAGACAGGGAAGAAATACGTAATCGTCAAACAAAACAGATTAGCGAAAAGCAAAAAGCAAAACAAGAAAGAGCAGAGCGTAAAGCAATCAGGCAAGAAAAGGTAGGAAGGTTCTCTGGAGGGGCCTCAATGGCCCTAGGAACTGCTGGTATGGCTGCAATGATGTCTGGCAATGCTGGAATGGGTATGGGGCTTATGGGGGCTTCAGCAGTGGCTGGTATGGCTCCAATGCTTGCTGGCATGGGGCCAGTTGGATGGGCCGTCACTGGTGTAACTGCTGCTGCTGGAGCATTTTATTTAGCAGATAAGGCAGCACAAAAAGCAGCAGAGTCTCAATCTAAATATGTTGATTCTATAACCGCTACAACTGAAAAAATGTCTCAGGTTGGACAACTTACAAATAAGGTCGGGGCCAGCGAAATATATTCTAGAAAGAGACAAACCTCTGCTGCGGATAGGTATACCACTGGTTTTGAAAGAGGAAAAGAGCAATTTGGCGAAACATTTATAGAAAGCGAAGTAGGAAAATCAGTTTTTGAAGGGTTTAAAAAGAATCTAACTTTGGGCGGTATAGATGCTGTTAAAGCAATATCGGTACAGTTAGCAGCATATGTGTCTGATGGAGTTATGACTGCAGAGCAAGCACATAGTGTTGCGTCACAAATTGGAATTGAACTAAATAATACAACACTAATTTCTCAAATTAGTGGCCAACTATTAGACCTTATTGGTCCAGAAGGGCAGAATTTAATTACAGATCCTTTAACAGTTAGAATGAACTTGGTTCAGGCACAAATGGATCTTGCACAATCTGGAAATAAGAATTTGATGGAAGAATTTGCTAAGAGTGGTATCAATCAAGATTCATGGGCGTGGATTACAGATATGTTTGTTGAGACAGACTATGATAAAATGTCTTCTCAACTAGCAGCAATTAATACTCAAAATCTTGAATTAAATTTGGCTCAACAAGACTCATTGTCTAAGCAGTATGATACTGAACTTAAAAAGTTGCAGGCACAAAAGGCAGCAACTACAGATAAGGCAAAACAAAAGAAAATTGATGATGAAATAGAGAATGTAGAAAAAAGAAGGCAATCTGGGCTAGAGGCACTCAGGGCAAAAAATAAAGAAATTTTAGATGATCAACTTAAAACATATAATATTGCAAGTCAAAATTCTTCTTTAAAGAATGCATTTTTTGATTCTCTAAATGCACAAGTAAAAACTAAATATGAGGGCAATCCTTTTCTTGATTCATTTTTAGATAAATCGGCAGGACTAAAGTCAGAAGAACTAGAAGTAAAGATTAAAACAATAGTTGCTGCAGGCGATCTTGGGGTAGAAAGTGGACAAAGAATAATTGAAATTTTTGGAGATGATGAAGAAGGTCTAGAAACAACTTTAGATCTTGCATTAACTAAACATGATCCAGGGTCGGTCACACAATTAATCAATGGTTTGGGTGGAGTTGAAAATGAAGTAGCCAAAAAAGTTTTAGTTGATGTTATGAGTAAAGATCCTAAAGAATTTGACAAGACAGCATCAGCCATAGCATTGGTACAAAAAATGGCTGGAAAAGAAATAAACATTGACACATTTTTCTCTAATAAAGATGCAGATGGAAATGAGATTGATCCTCTTGCTAAACTTAATGATTTGACAAAATCTTTAGAGGCTGTTGAGCAAATTGAAACCCCTATTACAAAAACAGCCCTAATTCAAATGAAAGAGGTTGGTGGCGTATCTTTAGACGGAATTCTGCCATTATGGGATCAATGGGAAAATCTACCAGATGAAACTAAAAAGACTGTGCTACAAGAATATGTAACTGTATATAAGACTATTACAGAGGGTGACGTAGATGCTGAAATTAAAAAGAGGGTAGCAGCAGCAGGTGGCGGTGACACGGTTCAAAGATATTACTCAACTGAAGGAGCCAGAGAATCTGTAAGGCAGCAACTTGCTGGAGCAAGAACTATGCAGCAGGTTAACCAAGATATTGCATCAGCAGAATCTAAAATAACAGACGATGACGGTGGTGGAGGCAAAAAAGAAGATCCATATGAATGGTTGCTTACAAGATTAAAGAATGTTAGAAATGCAGCAATAAATGCTGCTGGAGGACTTGGCGAATTAAATAAGGCATTAGCAAAATCAGGCTCTAAGTCAGTAAAAAATAAATTTATGGGTATAGAGCAGCAATTAATGGGTATGAATATGAATAGACAATTCATAGACTGGGTTACTGGCATGGATCCAAAAGAGCAGGCTAAGTATGTTAAAACTGCTACAAAGAAAAATGTTAATCCGTTTACTGGTAAAAAAGAAAAAGGCATTAAAGTTGGACAAACTGTTCTAAGTTCTCAGGCTAAGAAATATGAAAAAGGACTTGATGCTGCAATAGTTGGAGACTTTAATGTTGCACAACAAAGAACACTGGATAATATTAAATATCAAGAACAAGCATATAGAAAGTTAGTTGCTGCTGGATATGATAATTTAACAATTCAGAGAATTCTTGAAGATGAGTATATGACTCAGCAAATTGCAATAGGACAAATAACTAAGGAAGAATTAACAACAAATGCAGAATTAACAAAGCAGGTTTCAATTAGACAAAGAATTAATGGGTTAATCTCAAACGGACGAGATGCTTTACAACAACAAGCAAACATTAAACAAATACCAGATGTTGTAAAGTTTTTTGAAAAAATGTCTAAAGAAGGAATGACCCTTTCATCTGGAGCATTAACTAGTTTGATAGGAGATCCAGAGCAACTATCAGGAGCAATTGCTGCCATGGAAGATTATGAAAGTGGTGCAGAGGGGGCAAGAGATAGACTTAAAGAGATTGTAGATGGACTTAATGCTATTAAGGCAAATTCTGATATTAAGATAGTGATAGACTATGTGCAAAAAAATCTTGCAGAAAAGGCACAGGCTGGAAAAGAAGCAGCAGAAAGAGTTCTCTCTGCAAAACGCAGCATATACTCAAACTTAACAGTTGGAGAACTTGGTGCTCAAACTGTAAAAAATCCTCTAACTGGAAATATAACTCAGGTAGGCAAATTAGCGCAAGCAAAAGTTAATGCACGATTTGCTACTTCTGCTGGTGGCCCAGGAGTCCCAACTAATATTGCTGGTCAGACACTTTCTGGAGTTCAAAAGCAAAGAGAAGAACTCGCAAGAAGAATGCAGGCTGTTCAGTTAAAGACAAGAGATATTCAGTCAAGATATTCCTCAGCACAGGACGACTTATCAAAGGCTCAAGATAATTTAGAAAAGGCATTAGATGCTGTCGATACCAAATATGATGGATTAATTGAAACTCAAAAAGATAAGATTGATTCTATAGAAGAGCAAATAAAAACTCAATTTGATGATAAGATTACTGTACTAAATAAAGAAAGTGGTAAGTTAAGTAATGATCTTGCCATTATGGATAATTTAGCAGAAAAAATTAATACCAAATATGACAAGCAAATTGAGGCTTTGCAAAAGGTTAGTGATATAAATCAAGATATTGCAAATAGCCAAAGACAGCAATTAGATTTAGCAGATGCCCTGTCTCAAGGCGATATTGCTGCTGCTGCCCGTGCAGCACAAGAAATGAGAGCAAGTTCATCGGAGTCTATGCTTAATGCTCAAATGTCTGGGCTTGATCAGGCTAGACAAAGAGAGTTAGGTGCACTTCGTGGCGCAGAATCTGGAATGACAAGAGAGCAAATATCTGAACGTCAATTCCAAATAACTCAAGAGATATATAGATTAGAAAATGATCCAGCACGTTTGTTATTAGAGCAACAACTACAGGCTGCTCAAGCAGAAATAACTAGACTAGAAAAAGAAAGAGTAGTAGAACTTGACAAAGCCAGAGTTTTAAATGAAAAAGCAATTGCTGATGCACAAGCATTAGTTGATAAGATTAAAATAGAATTAGAAGATCAAAATAAGATTTTGGCTACACTAGAAAAACAAGACTTAGAGTTGGAGTCGCAAGAAACATACTTGCAATCAATAGTTGATGAGGCGATTGCATTAGATGATAGCACAGGAATGACTCTTGAAAAGTGGGAAGAGACGATAACTAAGTTAATTGACGTAGAGGCTTTGGCACAAGATTATGCAATTGCTTTGGCTGCAGCCGAAGATTCAGCAGCCGCAGCAGACGCATCTTGGCAGAGTATTTTAACTACCATCAATTCTATACCAGAAAGTGTAACAACTACACATATCATTAATGAAATTAGAAACATTACTGAAAATATTACACAATATGTTCATACTGTTTATACCAGCAGTGGGAATACTGGTGGCAATAACGGTGGCAATAACGGTGGTAATAATGGAAATAGCGGATCAACTGGAAACAACTCTGGCGGAGGCGGAGGAGACTTTGGACTTACCTTCATGTCAACTGGTGGAATAGTTAAGGCAAAATACTTTGCAAATGGTGGAAGGCCATTAGGTAGTGATATTGTTCCAGCAATGTTGACGCCAGGTGAATTCGTTATGAGCAGATATGCGGTTGAAAAGTATGGGCTAGACACTATGAAGGCAATAAATGGCGGAGAAATGTCAGGCGACTCAGTGTATAATTATAGTATTAACGTAAATGTTAAGTCTGATGCTAATCCTGATGAAATTGCTAGAGCAGTAATGACACAGATTAAACAGGTAGATTCAAAGAAACTTAGGGGAGCACGTATATAATGGCAACATCTCAATACATGTCTGGTAGGAAAAAGTATCAAAGACCGCAGGCAATGCTTTGGTCTGAGAATTCTGGTACCCTAATTAACGGTGTTTATGTACCAAATGGGCTAGAGATAGGTCAAGATCCAGGTTCTGAATCTGATCAGTCTGTTTATGATCAATTTTTAATATTATCAGATGATAACAGGAGTTCTATTGACTTTACCCCAACAAGAATAGAAACAAGAGAAAGAATGATTAATGGTCGTATGAGATCATATCATGTTGCAGATAAATTAACTATTAATACATCTTGGAATATGCTTCCTTCAAGATCATATTTTACATCTCCAGATTTCAATGCAACTACTGGAATTTCTCCACATAATGGATATGGTAGCCCAACGGGGGCTGATTTGCAATACACTACAGATGGTGGAGCAGGAGGAGTTGAGATATTAGATTGGTATGAAAATCACCAAGGCCCTTTTTGGGTATATCTTGCATATGATAAATATTCTAATTTTAATAAAGACTCTAATCCATATGCACATTTACCACAATACAATCAATTAATACAAATGTATTTTTCTGATTTTAATTATAGTGTTGTAAAGCGTGGCGGAACTAATTTTGATTTCTGGAATATAAGTGTAACACTGGAAGAGGTATAATGTTTCAGGCTGAAGAATTAAAATTACATTTAGAGAGTTCTTCAACAATAAGAACTCAAACCGCCATTATCGCTGAATGGAATATGAATATAGCAAACAACATATTCAGAATTGGCAACTATAGATATAGGCCATCATCAGACTCATCTGATAAATATAAAATAATTCCAAATACTTTTGACGTTAATGATCTTGGCAATTTCTATACTGGTGCAACAGATGCCGATATCATAATAGATGGCGGAGTTAGTCCAGAAGACAATGATCAGCCATGGTTTTTATTTCCACAAAATAAAAAAAATAAAATGTTGTATTCGCTAGAAGATTGTTTTAAAAAATTTAGACCAAGATCTGGAATTAATAAGGCTGTTTATTTTCCAGGAAGAAAACTACACCATTCTAATCTAAACATGTCTAATCGCCCCAGATACTACATGGCAGACAAAAATGATAACTTTAAATATTGGACATCTTTTAGAACAGATAGTGGTACATTAAGGGGCATAGCAAACAAGCCTTTGAACGGGCAGCAGTATATAGATGATGCCGCACCATTTGTTGTGTATGATAACCCAGTACCATCTAATAGGGTCATTATAAAAATGCAAACAAATGTTGGCTCAGTTGACCTGGGTCCCTTCTCAAACTCCTCTGGTTCATTTTCAGATCCCTTGTATGGAGAGCAAAATAAGACAACTCCAGTTAAGTGGAAAGTTCAATCTCTACAAAATAATAATTGGGTGGATATTATTAGTTTTAATTCTGGCAGTAGAAGAAGAAATGGTACACCGATTATTAAAAGTGACGGATATGTAGAACTATCTTATGGGCTAAAGGTTCCTGAAAAGTATCGTGATTATTTTGTTCGTGCTGAAGAATATACACATGAAGATTTTCTGCCAGAAAAATCAATAAACGGATATGCATATTTAATTAAGGAAAATGAAGAAGATCTTGGCGTTTATCATATATGGTTTAATAGCGCATGGGAAACTTTTACGCCAGAATATGGGTGGCTTTTAGAAGAAGAAACAGTAGATAGACTAACAAATTTTGTTACAAATTTTGTAGACCCATTTAAATTTATATCTGATTCAGATGGAAGATCTATATTCCGTGAATTTGAATATATAAAAGGGCTAAGAATTGTAGTCGATACAATGAACAAAGTAGACTCTACTTTCGATCTTATTGAACTTTCTCCAAGACTTTCTGCCGATATTACAGATACTGTGGTTGGTTTCGATGTATCAAAGACTGCCTCTGATTTAGGGGCAAGTGGCTTGCCAGTTGGACAATTACTGGCATCAACTGGTACTATTAATATATTTGATTATAATAATTCATTTAATGAAAATAATACTAATAGCATAATTAGTCCTTATACCTCTCAAAACATCCAGATTAAGTTTTATGATGTTGTTGTTAATGTAGATGGTTATGATTACTTTGTACCCATCAAAACCATGTATTCAGAAGGATTTCCCTCATATTCTCATTCTGACAGGAAAGTAGATTTAACCCTTAGAGATTTATACTTTTATTTTGAATCATTAAAGGCACCAGAAATGTTAGTGACCAATGTTTCTTTGAGTTATGCTATCTCTTTGTTGTTAGATTCTGTAGGCTTTTCTAATTATGTTTTTAAGCGGATCAATGGAGAAAAAGAGTTAATTATTCCTTTTTTCTATATACCACCAGACAAAACAGTTGCAGAAATACTAAATGATTTAGCAATTTCTAGTCAAACTGCTATGTTTTTTGATGAATATAATAATTTTGTTATGATGAGTAAAAATTATATGTTGCCAGATGTATCACAAAGAGATATAGACATAACTTTGCGTGGTTCTGACGACTTTATAGACTCTGGAGTTATTGAGAATAAAAATAAAAATATTTCTTTGACTAACATTGTAGACATTTCATCTGAGGATAGGAATGTATATAATGATGGGGTAATTAACTATAGCACAAGATATATCCAAAGATCATACGGAAGCATTAAGCAAGCCTCAATGATAGATAATGAGGTCGCTGCAAAAAATTGGATATATAAACCAGCCCTTCTATGGGAAGTTTCTGGAGATCAGAATATAAGATCAATCAATAATGAGGTAAGTGATCAATCATCATATAACTTAGCGGCGATTCCGCTAAACTCAAATTTAACCTCTGCAGTTCCAGAGGTAGTTGGAAATAGACTAACTAACAATGTAATAGACTTGGGCGAAGCAGTATATTGGCTTGGAAGATATAACGGATATCTTTACGCAAATGGTGAAATAATTAAATTTGATGCCGTTCAGTATAATATACCTGGAGCAGAAAAAAATATTATTAAAGAAGAATTAAATGGTACCATATCCTACACAACGCAAACTGTTGGGGCGGTAGGGAATGTCTGGATTAGTAGTAACCAAGAGTACCAAGACTATATGTCAAAATTAGTGTTTAATGGAAAGATTTATCCAACAGGTCTTGTTCGTATATATGCGGAGCCAAAGTATGAAGACATTAACGGTATAACTGTAATGAAAAATGGACCAGTTACAACACATGGTCGTGGACAATTTGGCACAGAGATTGTTGAGCACAGCGCTGGCTTATCCAATGAATGGAAGAGCGACTCTTTTGTTCGTGGTGTTAATATGGAAAGTAAGCATTTATTTGGTTTGACTAATGGAGATATTTTAGATAATTCTGCTATTGCGTCAAAGTCTTTGACAACGGGGGTTGCTGGAGCAAATAACACAAAAGCAAAAGATAATACTAGAAGTAGTATTATTAAAAACTTTTTGTCATATTCATATTTAAATGAGTCACAAAATAATACAAATAAATCGACACAGGCTGGATCAGTTCAATCTTCAGCATTAGTTATGGCTGGACCATCATTTAGTACTACAGAGGCACCATTAAACTTTGTTTCATATCAATATAAGCCACTTAACAATAAGTATAAGCATTTTGGAACAAGGATGAGAGTTATAGGCAAAATTGAGGTTAGTGAGACAAAAGAGCAGACCCCAATAAATGCTACCCCTTATTATGTATTACCAGGAACTCAGCCTAACCAACAATTAAATATTGCTGGAGGGTCTGGCGGTATTGCAGTGATGCTTAATCCGAGTACTAACGTAGGATATTATTTTGAAATTGTTGCACTAACTGAAAAAAATGTTAGTGAATATTCGGCAGACATAGATAATTTGCACAATGTTATTTTTTATAAAGTTTATGCAAACTCAGAGGGCAAGGCAATCCCTATTAAACTGTGGGGAGGACTCAGCAACATAATTGTTGATGACGGCAAATTTACTGGTCAGGCAAGAATGATGGGGGAACAAAATCCAACTGTATATGATCTTGCCGTAGAGTATCAGGATATTGGAAGCACGAGAAGGTTTTATCTGTATATTAATAATAATCTTGTTAAGGTTATTGATGACTCTTCTCCTTTGCCTGTTTATAACAATGTTGCTCTTTTTGTTCGTGGTGGGTCAAGGTGTATGTTTGAAAATATTTACGCATTGGCAAATAACTATAGCCAAAATACTTCTTTTTCTTTAGAAACACCAGTATCAGCAGCCTTTGGCGATGACCACATAACAGCAAATGAATCATTTAGAAAGTATGCAATGTCTGGCATGGTTCAGTCAACCTATCTATCAGGAATTAATCCAGGACAGCCACCATCTTTTAATATTTATTTTGATGAATTTGGTACAATAATGAGAGAAGCGGCTTATTTAAAGGTTAAATATGATAAGGCATATCCAGCATTATATGCTCAATTATCTCCAACCTTCAATAGAATAAAAGGATACACAGTTTCTGGATTTAGGGCAGGCTCATATGGGGCAGAATTTTTAGTATTTAATGCTACCGATACATCTTTAAATTTAGACGAAACTAGTGGAAATTATTTAAGAATTCAAGGAATTACCTTTACGCAAGAATCAACTAATCAGTTAACAGTTGATGCCTATTTTGCAAAAAATGCTAATTTTTCTGATCCAGAATTAAGCAAAAGCGGAACCATAATATCTCCGATTCGTGCTGCACTTGATTATGATAAAATAAAAACAAGCAGATTAACATATGGTAAAAAAGAATTTTCATTAGAGACTCCATATGTTCAATCTAACGATGATGCTAATGATTTAATGGCTTGGATGACCAATAAGATATTAAGACCAAGGAAAAACGTGGGGGTTAGAATTTTTGCTAATCCAATGATTCAGTTGGGTGATGTTGTAAACATTAATTATAAGGACGACCTTGGTAATGATATAATTGCATCAAGCGATAAAAGGTTTGTGGTCTATCATATAGACTATAATAAAAAATATCAGGGACCAGAGATGGTTCTCTATTTGAGTGAGGTATAGTAATGTCAGTTAATAGTACTCCAAGTTTGCCACAAGGAACTGCATCACAGTCAGGATCTGCAACTTCTGCAATTAAGCCAGCAACTCCAGATATTATACTATTTGATGACGAATCCACTCCAATAGAAATAATGACAGACCTTATATTTGAAAATATAGGTGGTCAGGAGTTAGTTAACATATTAAGGTCTGATATTATAAATGGACAAAATGTTGTGTATCAGCCAATTAAAAATCTAACAAACTTATACTTTCAATATAATCCCCAAAATATTTTAGCATTACAAGATGTAGATTATAATTATTTTAAAAAATTTCCAATTAATTTTTCTACCAAGGTACCAGAGTATGGGACTGGGCCAGAGGGGGCTATAGTTTATATTGACCCAGTCACTGGAGATTTAGTAATAAATGTTGTTAATTTGGCAAGAGATGAGCAGGTAGAGGTATCAATAGTCGCAGATGGCTCGATACTTGATGATACAATATATGAGGTGAATCAATGATTACAAATATAGGCAAAGGTATATTGGCAAAGTATCTTATAGGGCAGGCGCCAGCATATGCGTCTTATCTTGCCATAGGCTGTGGAGCAAAGCCACTACCGTCTAACCATAACTTTACAGAGGCCGAACTCGCTGCTTATTTTGCCAAACAGTCATTAGATTTTGAAATGTTTCGTGTTCCAATTACGTCAAGAGGGTATGTAAATGAAAATGGAAGCAATAAGATAGTTTTAACGGCAGAATTGCCAACAGACGAAAGATACGAAATAACCGAGGTTGGAATTTACTCAGCAGGCGCAAATCCATCTGCTGGTGCTTATGATAGTAGATCTCTTTTTGCATTTACAGTAAATGAAAACTGGGAATATCATAATGAGAGCACTGCAACAGAGTTACCAATTGTTTATGAACCATTAGATGGCTCAAACAATGACAATATTATAAATCAAACATATAAGGCTTTTCAGACCAATTCAGACAATCGACTTTTTACTAACTCTGATAGAATTGCTAGATATGAAAGAGCAAGGTTTTATAATAACGTAGTAATGCTAAGAGGAGATCTTTCTAATCTGTCAGTGTCTGGCGATCATTTAGATTTTTCTACAGGGTCAAACCACATTCATCTACTTGGAACTTCACTAGATTTTAATAAAAATGCACCAACAGATGAGGTTAAGTTAGCATTTTGTATCATCAATAAAGATCCAGATCCATCAATTATTCCAGATGAGGTAAGAATACTTTTAGAATTTGCAGAAAGTGACTCACCAGGAAATGGTCAGTGGGCTAGATTTGAAATTGTGATGTCTGCTGACGATTATGATTTTTCAGAAAATCGATATTATGTAATTACAAAACAATTACAAGAACTTTATAAGAGTACTGGATTCACTTGGAATAATGTCAGTATTATTAAATTTTACACTACAGTAATTAAAAATAATGTTGCATCATCTGATTTTTATATAGGTCTTGATGCCGTTAGGTTTGAAAATATATCAACAACTAATCCAGTATATGGTTTGACTGGATATACTGTTTTAAAAAATACAAATGCTGAAACAGTAGTCAAGGCTGCGAACACAAGTAATTATGTTGAGTTTAGATTTGCAATGGATGTGCAATAATGCCAACACCAGATCAAGGCATTAAAAAAGTAATTATTCCTAAAGCCAAACTTCCTGGATTCTTTGGAGAAAACAGAAAATATATACTTAGATATAGACTTATATCAGAAGATAAAAATAGAACGTCTCATTGGTCCCCAGCATATAAAATAGTAACCGAAGATACTCCGTCAGAAATTTTAAATAGTATGGTTATAGATACTGCAAATAGGATAATTAACCTTACCTGGGAACCACAGAATAATATGGAAGAATATTTTATTTATGTTAAATGGAATAATGCTGGATGGCAATATTATGGTAAAACTTCACAAACAAACTACTCTATTGTATATAACTCAGAAAGAACATATGTTCATGTTGCTGTTCAAGCAAAAACTATCCCATTAGAAAGATTTGCAGATGCCATTTTATTTGAAAACGAAGGCGATCTGGTATAATTAGATAGGAGAAATTATGGCAAAAATACCATCACCAGAACCAGGGCAACCAATAGACGTTGCGTATATAGATCAAATCGTTAGGTCAATTAATGATCTTTCTGTTCAAGTGTCTCCAGCAATCTATAAGTATGTTACAGTAGATGTTCCAAACTTCACATCTCAAAGTGCTAAGATTTCTGAAACAAGAGTTATTGCTGGATACGTTGATGTTGTAAAAAGTGGAAATCAAAGTGTAGGAAGTCAGCATCCATTTTCATATCCATTTAAACCAGAGTTTAAGTATCCTCCAATAGTTACAGCAACCCCAGTCAATATAGGTGGAACTGAGGCAGGACGAAATGTTCACGTTGTAATTAAATCTATCACTACTTCAAGAGTTGATGGTGTAGTTAATTTTAATTCTACTGGAGATGTTTCTATCGGCGTTAATTTAATTATCGTCGGCATACCTAATTAATGATAAAATGCAAAAAGTGTTTACGAAATATGATGATAGACAGAGTCTACAGTTCCATATCTCATTTAGAAATATATTGTTTTATATGTGGATCAAGACGTTTTTTTCATCCACCATCTGATTCGGAGGAAGGAAGATGGCTACTAAAAAAGGAAATAGAACGAGCGAAGACTACAACAGCGCCCCTATAATTTCAGGTAATAAAAAGGTATGGTTTTTAAATAATGATCTCATAAGGGTGGTTCATTATAACAGATCAAATGGCATTATGTCAATTTATAATATAACCAAAGATAGGGTAGAAAGTTGTCTAATCAGCGATTTTAAAAATAAAAGAGAAAGAGCGTATACTGTCGGAGAAACTGCTGATTTAGTTAATCGTCATAAAAAATATATGCCTTCATTAATGAAACGTGGAATTATTCCGTTTCCAACAGGCTCACAAAAAGGTGGCGCAAGAGGGTGGCAAGTAAGAAGTTATTATTCGGAGTCGCAAGTTAGAGAGATCCGTGATATACTGGCTACATACCATATTGGTAGACCGAGAAAAGATAATTTAATAACAAATGATATTACGCCCACAAAGGCTGAGTTGACACGCAGAATGGGCGATGGTATACTTACATATACAAAGACTGAAGATGGACGATTTATTCCTATTTGGTCAGAATCAATTTAACAGAAGGGTATGAAAATGGAAGATACGAAAGTATCAGTAACGCTTGGATATACACTAAATCTTGGAAACTTTCAATCTTTAAGGCTTGACCTTGGGGTTGTAGACTCTAAGCGTGATGGCGAGAATACAGATCAAGCATTTGAGCGTGTTTATAAGTTTGTTGAAGATAAACTCGCAGCAAAAATCTCAGAAGCAAAGGCTGAACTAGAAGAAAGCAATTAGTGTGACAGACAAACAGAAGCGATTGGCTCTGTTGAGTAGGTTTGATAAACACTATCAGTTTAAACTAGGACAGAAGCCACAATATAATAAGTGGATTGAACAGTGGTCTGCTGATGCACTCATCGAGTCTTACGGCATGGATCTTTGCTACGAACTTCTTGAATATTATTTTGAGGTTACGGAAAATCCAACATGGAATCATTTTGCATATGTGGCACATGATATACTGGAAGCAAAAGAGCAATATGCTAAAGACATAAAAGAACGATCAGAACGCAGACAAAAGGCTAAGGAGTGGTTGAGTGAATAATACAGAATCAAAATTAATCTCAGCCGTGCTAAAAGATAAGCAGGCTCATGTATTGCTTCAGGCCAATGTAGAAAATATTTTAACTACTCATGTCGATGTCTGGCAGTTTATTAGAAAATATTATGAGGCAAATGCTACTGTTCCACCAACAGAATTAGTTGTAGAGAAGTTTAGAGATTTTGAACCCATAGGCGGAGTTGGTGCAACTAAGCATCATCTTGAAGAATTACAGGCAGAATATTTAACCAATAGTCTAAAAGATATTATTAGATCTGCAGCAACAGATGTTCAGGGTGGACAGGGTCTAGATGCTCTAGAGTCTCTAATTACTAAGACGGCAGAACTTAGAAAAAATACAGCAGCAATTCGTGATATTGATGTGACAGATTTAGATTCTGCTGTTGCATATTTTGAAAACCTTAAAAAACAACAAGAGGCTGGAGCACTAGGAATCAAGACTGGCCTCCCAGGATTCGATAACTACCTACCCTCTGGGATCATGCCAGGGCAGTTAGGAGTCTTCCTTGCATATCCAGGCATAGGAAAGTCATGGCTGTCTCTCTATTTTGCTGTACAGGCTTGGAAACAGGGTCGTAGCCCAATGATCATAAGCCTTGAAATGTCTGAGGTTGAAGTTCGTAACCGTGTATTTGCAATTATGGGAGAGGGAGTATGGTCCCATAGAAGGTTAAGCGCTGGCCAGGTTGAGATGGATATGCTAAAGTCTTGGCACACTAAACACGTTAGTGGTAAGCCAGAATTTCATATTATCTCAAACGACACTGGTGGTGATATTACACCATTAGTATTGCGTGGAAAGATTGATCAATACAAGCCAGATTTTGTTATTGTTGACTATTTACAATTGATGTCCCCTAATCAAAAGTCTGACAATGAAACTATTCGCATGAAGAACCTTTCTCGTGAATTAAAACTAATGGCAATTGCAGAAGAGGTGCCAATTATTGCTATCTCATCTGCTACCCCTGATGATGTTACTAAACTTGAAACCGTGCCAACCCTTGGTCAAACTGCATGGTCTCGTCAGATTGCTTATGATGCGGACTGGGTACTTGCGCTGGGTAGAGGAAATAATAGCGATATTATTGAATGTGTATTCCGCAAGAATCGTAACGGTTTTATGGGAGAATTCTTGGTTCAGGCTGATTTTGACAAGGGATACTATAGATATAAGGATTATGAAGATAAGTCAGTATAATATGTCCCATGGAGACATATCAGCACAAGCCAATAAAAAGGTTTGCCTTAGATGGAGTAATCAATGATGACTCTGCTATATACAGATTACAGCAGGAATATATCAGGTTACTCGTATCAGAGATGCGGTTATCAGGATATGCTCCACGATTTGACATTGACCCACAATTTACATTATCATATAACGAAGCCAAAAACTATTTTGAATTTAAATTAAGCGTATACGGAATATATGTCGGGAGAAAAAAGAGCGAATGGATACTAGGAATAGACGGAGCCAAGCCAATATATACACAGCCAACCAAATTAAAAGAGTACTCGCAGGATCTGGCTTAAATATAGAAAAAGAGGCTGAGTCTGAATATATTGTCTTTTGTCCTTTTCATGCTAACCATAGAACTCCAGCAGGAGAAATAAATAAATTTAGTGGGCTTTTCTTTTGTTTTTCTTGCAGCAAGGTTGCAGATTTAGTAGAGTTAGTTATGCATTGTTCAAATAGAACCTATTTCGAGTCTGTTAGATTTATTAAGAGTAAAGAAATAGAAACAGATATTTTATCTGACGTTACTCAAAAATTAATAGATAAAGAAGAGTGGAAGGAGTTTGACCACTCTCTTATAGATAAACTTAATAGCCAGGCATTGTCGGATAATCGTGCTATTGAATATTTTAATAAAAGAAAATTAACCAAAGAGTCTATAGTAAAATTTAAATTGGGATATTCGTTGTCTCAAGATATGGTAACTATTCCAGTTCACAATCATGAGAACCTCTGCGTTGGCTTTGTTGCTAGATCTATAGAGGGTAAAGATTTTAAAAATACCCCAGGTCTCCCAAAGTCAAAACTACTATTTAATTTAAATAGAATAAAAACAGCAAGCCGTGTCTATGTTGTAGAATCATCTTTTGATGCCATTAGGCTTGATCAGGTCGGAATGCCAGCAGTCGCAACATTAGGGGCAAATATTTCCACAAAGCAGGTCGACTTATTGAAAAAATATTTTACTGATATAATGGTTATAGCAGATAACGATGATGCTGGAGACAACATGAAAGATAAATTATTATCCAGATTTGGATCTAGCATTACATTTATTGCTTTAGATAAAAGATATAAGGACATAGGAGAAATGGAGGATGAAGAGATAAAAATGCTTGATTACTCTTTTGATAAAAGCATAATGTCTCTTTTACAATAATATGTTATTAGAATCAGTTCCAAGTGGTCATACAATTATAAATGTTTTCATGCAAAATCCAAAAAGATTTATGCCGCTACTTTCATTTGCACAAAACATTTTAAGGGAAGACTCTTTTTTAAGTTCTACAGATAGAGAAATAATTGCTACGTTTACATCCAGTTTAAATAAATGTAAGTTCTGTACTGGATCACACCGAATTTTTGCTATTTCTGTAGGGGCAGATGAAAGTCAGATAGATAAGATAATCAATCAAGACTATCAAGATTTAAAGTTGGCTCCAATATTAGACTATGTTAAAAAATTAACACTAGAGCCATCTGAACTTAGCCAAGAAGATGTTTCTCGTGTTTATAATGCTGGATATTCTGAAGATGAATTAAAAGATGCAATAACAGTTTGTGCAGCATTTAATCTTTTTAATAGAATTGTTGAGGGGCATGGAGTAGAAGAAAATTCAGAAACATGGCTACCTTCAGCAGAAGAAATTAATAAGTTTGGCTATGATAGGAGTAAGGCTAATTAGTTTAGCATATAAACTATGAATATAATTATTGCAGGCGGAGGTACGGCTGGTTGGATTGCTGCTTATTTTATTAATAATGCTCAACCAAATATGCATAACATTACAGTCATTGAATCTTCTCAGATAGGCATTGTCGGTGCAGGAGAGGCTGCTGCTGGATCTTTGTTTGAATTATTGGATGGTGGATTTTTTAATAAAAAAATACCTATTCAGGATTTTATTAATAGCACAGATGCAACTACAAAGATGGGGATTAGACATACAAATTGGGCTGGTAAAAATGAATCTTATTTTGCTCCTATTGACCTAAGTCCTACAACACAAAAAAATATAGATTATATTTTTAACTATGTACTACATAAGTATGGTCCATCTAAAATTCATCTCGCCTCTAGACTTGGAATTCGTTATGAAAATAACCAATTCGATAGAGGCAATGGATTACATTTTGACGGCCACAAAGTTGGCAAGTTTTTTAAAGAACATACGATAGGAAAGAATGTTTCTGTCATAGATGCAAAAATATTAAAGGTTAATATAGGTGCAGATGGCAGGATTGAATCTTTATTATTAGATAACAACCAAACCATTGAAGGCGATCTTTTTATAGATTGCACTGGTTTTAGGCGTGTATTGATTAGCGAAACAGATGCAAAGTGGAAATCAGTTTCAGATGTTTTAACAGTTAATTCCGCAATGCCGTTTATTGAACCATATGCTGATAATAATAATTTTATTCCAGAAACTGGGGCAACCGCTTTAAGTTCTGGCTGGATGTTTGATATTCCACTAAAAACACGCAGAGGTATGGGATATATATATGATAATAACTTTATATCTGATGATGATGCTAAACTTGAATTAGAAGAGAAAATTGGACATGAGGTAGAGCCAATTAAAATTATTAGGTTCGACACTGGATATTTCGAAAAATCATGGAATAAAAATGTTTTGTCTTTAGGACTTGCCTCTTCATTTTTAGAGCCATTAGAGGCTACATCAATTCATAATACTATTGCTCAGTTGCATGTTTTTGTCAATCACTTTTTTAATGGTCATCTTCAGTCAATTAACAATGAACTAAGTCAACAGATGTACAATAAGTTAATATCAAGACTAAACGAAACAAGTATTGATTTTATTTCTTTGCACTATCAAGGCAAAAGAAATGATTCAGAATTTTGGCAAAATATATATCATAACAATCTTGCAACAGATACTGTAAAAGAGATAGTTAATGTTTGTCAGTATAGAATCCCCACTATAGCAATATATGATGGAGTTATAGGATCCTACGGAATACCTCTTGCAAAATGGAATATGGTTGGTCTTGGGCTAATCAATGAAGAGCAGGCATTGACAGAATTAATGATGTCTGATACACTAGATATTGCTAAGACTGAATACGATATTTTTAGAAATACAGTATTAAGTAAAATGCAAATTCTAAAGTCTACTTGACAAACAAGTAATTCTTTAGTATACTTAAGTATAAAATAGATAAGGAGAAAACTATGAGCGTTATTAAGGGACTAAAAAATATCAATGCCCTGCTCGACAAACCAAAAGAAGACTCACCAAAGGTACGTTGGCTAAAATTGGCTGATGGACAGGCAGTAAAGGTTCGTTTCATTGAAGAGTTGGACGAAGATTCTGCACACTATGAAGAAAAGCGTGGCCTTGCACTAGTTGTCAAGGAACACACAAATCCAAAGGACTATAAGCGTAAGGCAGTAGACACCATGGATACTGAAGGCCGTGACTGGGCTGAAGAGATGTATCGAAAAGATCCAAAGGGCAATAGCGGATGGCGTGGTCGTCTTCGTTTTTATTGTAATGTACTTGTAGATGATGGTATTGAGGACAAGCCTTATGTCGCCATTTGGTCTATGGGTGTAAGCAAGCAATCTGCCTTTAACACAATTCGTGAGTATGCTCTTGAAACAGGTAGCATTTCAAATATCACATGGAAGTTAAAGCGTAATGGTCAGGGTACTGAAACATCTTATACTTTGATTCCTTCGGCTCCAGATAAGGAACCGTTTAACTGGGAAGGCGTTGAGCCGTACCCATTGGAGAAGGCACTACGACGTGTACCATATGCAGAGCAAGAGGCTTTCTATCTTGGCTTTGATTCTCCATCTACAACATCAGCGACGAATATCGACTGGTAGTAGATGAATTACGTACCACTACACTTACATACCCACTTTTCACTATTCGACGGAATTGGGTTGCCGTCTGAATATGTAGATCGTGCTACAAAATTGGGAATGCCTGCAATTGCGATTACAGACCATGGCTCCCTTTCTGGCCACAGAGAAATGTATCGTGTTGCTAAAGCAAGTGGTATCAAGCCTATTCTTGGCATAGAAGGATATATGTGTGAGAACCGATTTGACCAAAGGGACAAAGAGGACAGAACAACTCCACTAGATATGGTGTATAACCATATTATCCTTCTAGCCAAGAATAAGGTAGGCTTAGAAAATCTAAACAAGTTAAATGAAATTGCATGGACAGAGGGCTACTATAAAAAGCCACGAATTGACTTTGAAGTTTTGTCTAAATATAAAGAAGGAATTATAGTTTCATCTGCATGTCCAAGTGGTATTATTGCTAAGTCTATAGAACTTGGCGAACTGGGGATGGCAAAAAGATATATTAAGTGGTTTAAGGATGAGTTTAAGGATGACTACTATCTTGAAGTGATGCCACATAATCCCGAATCAATAAATAATGTAATTCTTCAGTTAGCAGATGAGTTTGGAGTAAAGCCTATTGTCACTCCAGACTGCCATCATGTTGACTCATCACAAAAAGAAATTCAAGAACTAAAACTTATTCTTAATACATATTCAAATAAGATTCAGAAAGATGCTACATACGAGAAGTCCAAAAAGCAAGGGGACTTAATGAAGCGTCTTGATTACCTATATGGCGCAGATAGACAAATGTCATTTAATAAGTTTGATATACACCTTCTGTCATACGAAGAGATTCAGGCTGCTATGGAAAAGCAAGCAATCTATAGAACTGATATTTATGAAAATACAATCGAACTTGCAAATAAAGTTGAAGACTATGATATTAAGGATGGACTAAACCTCCTTCCAGTTCAATATAAGGATCCAGACAAACAACTAAAAGAATTGGCAATATCTGGTTTGGTAGAAAAGGGTCTTGACAAAGATCAGGAATATCTTGATAGACTTGATGAAGAATTAAAAGTAATTCAAGATAAAAAGTTTGGACCTTACTTCCTTGTCGTGCAGAGTATGATTTCTTGGGCAAAGAAAGAAGGCATTATGGTTGGTCCAGGTCGTGGATCTTCTGCTGGCTCATTACTTTGCTATGCTCTTGGCATTACCGATATCGATCCCCTCAAGCATGGACTTTTGTTCTTCCGCTTTATTAATCCAGAACGTAATGACTTTCCAGATATTGATACAGATATTCAAGACTCTCGCCGTGATGAGGTCAAAGATTATCTTGTTAGACAATATAAACATGTTGCTTCGATTGCAACATTCTTAGAGTTTAAAGATAAGGGTGTGGTACGAGATGTTGCTCGTGCATTAAATATTCCATTGGCAGATGTAAACAAAGTTTTGAAGTTGGTAGATACTTGGGATGAGTATTGCACTTCAAAAACTACTGCATGGTTTAGAGAGAAATATCCAGAGGTAGAGCAATATGGCGAACAACTTCGTGGTCGTATTAGAGGTACTGGCATACACGCTGCTGGTGTTGTCACTAGTAAAAATCCTATTTTTAGGTACGCACCGATGGAGACACGTAATTCTCCTGGTTCCGATGAGCGTATTCCTGTTGTGGCAGTGGATATGGAAGAGGCTGAAAAAATCGGGCTTATCAAAATCGACGCACTTGGACTAAAAACCTTAAGTGTAATTAATGATACAGTTAATATTATTAAAGAACGAGAAGGAACGGAAATAGATCTTTTAAATATTGACATGTCTGATTCAAAGGTATACCAGATGCTTTCTGAGGGATTCACAAAGGGTGTATTTCAGTGTGAAGCAACCCCATATACCAATCTTCTAATAAAGATGGGTGTAAAAAATCTAGCAGAACTTGCTGCTTCAAACGCTCTTGTTCGTCCAGGTGCAATGAATACTATTGGAAAAGACTATATTGAGCGCAAGCACGGTAGGCAGTCAGTAAATTATTTACATCAAACGATGAAGCCTTTCACAGAAGAAACATATGGGTGTATCCTATACCAAGAGCAGGTCATGCAGGCCTGCGTTCAACTTGGAGGTATGTCTTGGTCTGAGGCTGATAAGGTTCGCAAGATCATTGGTAAAAAGAAAGATGCTAGAGAGTTTGATGCGTTTCGTGATCGTTTCGTTGACGGTGCTTCTAAGTTTATTAGTCCTAATCAGGCTCGTGATTTATGGCATGACTTTGAGGCGCATGCGGGTTATTCGTTCAACAAGTCTCATGCGGTTGCTTACTCTACGCTCTCGTATTGGACGGCATGGCTAAAGTATTACTATCCACTAGAGTTTATGTACTCTTTACTTAAAAATGAAAAGGACAAAGATGCGAGAACTGAATATCTTATTGAAGCGAAAAGAATGGGTATCAGCGTTAAATTACCTCATATTAACGATTCGGATATTGATTTTAAAATTGAGGGTAAGGGTATTCGGTTTGGATTGTCGGGGATCAAGTTTATCTCTGATAAGATTGCAGAACGATATATATCGGCACGACCTTTTAAG